TATACTTCGCTTAATAAGAAAATTTATAACTCGGGCGTCAAACACAAGGATTTCGATCAAAACGAGCTTTGGGTACAGTTCTCGTATAAATTCGACTTCAGCAAGGACCGGTTGCAGTATTGATTTATCGTCGCTCGGATTGGAATTCGCGCGAATTATATATCGGTGTCGAAATTTAAAATTTATAATTTAGCGCCGATTTGGCGGAGCCTAAATTAAAATTTGCGATTTAGCGTCGATCTAACGGCGCCAAAATAAAATTTGCGATTTAGCGGCGCCGAAACTCGCGGCCTGCGGTATGCTTTAGCATCGGGCTCGGCGAACGAAGTTTCAAATTCCAATGGAGTAAATTTATACGTCGTGAGGCTGGATGAGCCGCTAAGCGCGCGCGACGTTTCAAATTTCAATAGAGTAAATTTGCACAGGCTCGCTTTAGCATCGGGCTTTGTAAATCACGTTGTAGGTTTAGTCGACACCGGGCTAGGTAGCAACGCGCTGCAACTTAGTTTTAGCACTGGACTAGGTAGACGCGCTTGGATCTATTTGGTGCCGCCGACCGTTGATGTCCGCCGGGCGGAGGCTAAATATATTCTGCCCCTAACGGCGTCGGTCGGACCGAGATTTACGATCCGCGGTTTGATCGGCGCTGCTAGACGGAGCGGGGCCTGCAATCCGATATTTGGACGCCGGTCGGATCTACTTCCGTTTAAATTTTAGATAAAGTCACGCTTTGGATCAAGGCTCATGATCTGCGGCGTACTACCGTATATTTGCTTTAAATTTCGGCAGATTTTATCCGTGTGCCATGGAGCTTTTCGCTTAAATTTTCCCTTAAATTTAGAGCGAGCTGCGCTTTGGATCAAGGTTCATGATCTGCGGTTTGTTTGATGCTGCGACGGGATAGAGTTTGCGAGCCGATGCTTGCGGTCGGTAGCGCTAGTCGGCTCGGGGCTCACGACTGATATCTATTGGGTTAGTCGGCTTGGGGTTCGCAATCCGTGGTTTAGCGCTGCGGATTTGCTTCAAATTTTAGCCAATTTCAGCAGATTTTAGCCGTGCGCCGCGGACCGCTTTCGTTTAAATTTTTACTTGCGCGCCCAATTTTACTTTAAATTTAAGCGGACCGCGTCATTGCGACGTATCATCGCGAGATATATGATCGCGACTTGCGCTTTAAATTTTCAAAACGAGCGGGAGGTTTTTGTAAAATTTAATAAAATAAGCGAAATTTTTCATAGATTTAATCTGTTTTTTATAAAAAAATACTAAAATAACATTTCTTTTTCGTCTCGTTAGCTCAGCTGGTAGAGCATCTGACTCTTAATCAGGCGGCCGCAGGTTCGAACCCCGCACGGGACACCATGGCCCACTCGTCTAGTGGTTAGGACGCTGGCCTCTCACGCCGGTAACAGGAGTTCGAATCTCCTGTGGGTCACCATTGCTTCTTTTTATATCGATTTACATCAATGTATAACCATTTACAAGCTACCGATACTAAGGCATTTTAAAGCTATTTTCAATTTATATTAATTTATATCGATTTATAATTATTTTCGTAAAAAATGTATAACTTTCTGTATAACAAGGGTGTAAAATGGCTAAAATTTTAACCGCGACGCAGGTGAAGAAATTAAAATTTGAGGGCAGCGGCAAGCTCAAGGCGTATTCTATCGATAGCACGTGCGCGCTGTATCTCGTGTGTTTCGCAAACGGCAGCAGATATTACAAGCTACGCACAAAAAGAGGCTACACGACATTAGGGATTTTTGAGGATATAAGCCTCGCAGAAGCCAGAGAAAAAGCAATGGGCTTGCGTAAATCCGGCGCGAGCGACGAGCTACAAAAGCAAAAGTTAAAAGATGTTTTCTATGCGTGGCTGGATATTAAAATTCCGCCCGAGGATAACGAGAAAACAAGGCAATCTCGCCGTAAAATGATAAATCGCGTAAATAAACATCTGCTGCAACCTCTAGGCAATATGCCGATAGATGAGATCGGCACAAAGGAAGTGATCGCGTCCACCAAGGGCGTAAATTTTGCAAGTGCTAAAAAGATAATACCAATCCTGCGCGACGTGCTTAAATTTGCTCGCGCCCAAAACGCGGCTGGCGATATATCGTTTATCTACGAGATCGCCAGCGATATGAGCGAAATTTATCCAAAGAGAAAAGTAGAGCACAGAAAGGCGGTGACGGATCCAAATCGCCTAAAAGAGATTATAGAGGCGGTCAGAGACGCCCTTATAGAGCCGACGATTAAAAATCTTTTCTTTTTTAACTTAATTATGGCGCAGCGCCCACATCAGATCAGAGAGCTTAACTGGGATAGGGTAGATGGGGATTTTGTGTATTTCAAAGAGACCGACAATAAAACGGGAGTAAATGCGCGCTTGCCGCTTCCAAGACAGGCAAAGCAAATTTTAGAGGATCAAAAAAGGATAAGCACAGAGGGGATAGTTTTTAAATCGAGCACCTATTCTAAGCGTAGCGGCTGGGCTATCTCGGACGGCACGCTATTAAAAACGCTGAAGCGCTTGGGTATAGCAGATCTGCACGCGCACGGCTTTCGCTCGATGTTTGCGACCTTTGCTATTCGGGCAACCGACGGCGAGAGAGCTATGTTTGAAAAGCGTATCATTGATGAAGTGCTGCTGCATACGCCCGGTAATGAGGTGGATAAAGCATATTTTAGGGACTTCAACTCGCGGGAGCATTTGCGGGTATTGCAGTGGTGGGCGGATTATTTAGAGGGGCTAGCACCCCTCTTTTAGCTTTTTAATGTCCTCGTTGAGCCAATCAAGGGGATAGCGGGCTTCGCCGTTGAATATGATGAAGCGCGGCATAAATTTCCACTTCCCTTTATTTTTTGGCATTCGCATTTTGGCGAGAATATTGCTGTTTTCGGAATAGCCCAGCATAACCGAAGCCTCTTTTTGCGTCAGCAGCCTTTGATTTTCGGCAGCGGCTCCAGCTACGATGCTGCTGTTTTCAAAACGTCCGAGCGCGGCCGATACTTCTTTTGGTCTTTGATATTCTGTCATTTCTTTTCCTCCGCTAAAGCCTCATCTAACTTTTTATCTAATAATTTCAATGCCTTTTCTAAGGTATCGCTACCTTGCAATTTTTCTATCCCTATTTGCCCCGCTTTTGCACTAGCGGCGATATAAAGGGTGTTTTTGGACGGGTATAGAAAAGCAAAAATCACAACAGCTGTTGATATTTTAATGATGCGCCTCGCGGTTTTTACCATTCGTGTGCTCGTATCGTCGTCGAATTGAATGCCGCCAAACCACAACATTATGCCTGCTAAAAGGACGCAGAAGCTACCCAACAATAGCGGATACATCTTATCAGACAGATCCGCCAAGTATAATAGCAATAAAATTTCATTCATCGCTTATCCTTTCATACGTCATCTCGAAAATATCGGGCTTGCAGGGGTAAATTTCCCCTTTAACGCCTTTAATAATATAGTCGCCATTATCGGCGTGCATCACGCCTTCAAGAGTTTTTATATCCGCCTCTATTAACGCTGAGCAGTCTTCAAAGGGGTTTTTTGGCTCATAATTGTTTTTGAACATCGTGATAATATTGTTCTTTGCTACTTCGCCCATAAACCAATCTGGCATAAAATCATATCCTAGCCTAAAAGCTTCAATTTCTACGGGCTTTTTTCTGTATTTCATCTTTCAATCCTTTTTAAAATTTTCCTCAACTGCTTTAAATTTAGCTCAAGCAATCTTTTGTGGATTTGCTCTGCGAGCGCGCTTTTTTTGTCGCGCTTTTCTACAGATCCGTCTATCTTGCGCAAAAGCTCGCGCTCTTTTTCACGATCGGGGCTACTCATTTCACTCTCCTATCCGCTCGTAAATCGGCATATTGCGCTCATCAAATTCGCCGGTCCACATGCGTATCTTGTAGTTTCCCATCGGCATCGGCAAAGATAGTTTTGGGTCGCACGCCTCGCCATAGCCCGATATTATCGTGATGGTTCTTTGGGCGAAATTTATTTCCCAAGGCTCTACTTTCTCGCCGGTTCGCTTATCAATGATTACCATCCCTTTTGGTTTTATTGCAGAGGTCATTTCTCATCCTTTTCTCGCGGTAATTTAAATCCGAGCGCGTAAATAGGCGTGGCGGTTGCCAGCTCTCGAAACTCAAGCATATTTAAACCATCTTTACTGCATCGTCTATCCAGCATATGCCAATCCCCCGCCTCGTCTTGGTATTCCCAATACCAAAGGACATCATCGGCTTTGATAAAAATTCTCTCGAAATGTTCGTATTCCCCAGTGCATAGAAACCCCATTTCGTCTTTTGCCACATATTCTCTTATAGTGGCTCCGGTTGATAGGTGTGCGATAAAATAGATCCACGGCTTAAAATCTTCGACGACATCAAATTTAATTTCATCGTCGTCAATAAAAATTTGCGGGTCAAAATCTCCGCCGTCTTTCCGCTTTAGCGCTTTTAAGAAACGGGCGTAAGGCTCAATCTTTTCGGCTTTACTTAAATTCGGATTGGTTAGTCGCGTAATCGCCTCCAATGTTTGTAGCACCAAAGGCAAGGCTTGGTCTAAAAATCCCTCCCAGTGATAATAGCAGTTTGACTGCACCTCGTTATTCTTTTTCAACTGGATTACAAGCCTTTGTCCCATTTTAGTTCCTTTCTCTCTTTTGTGTTCTCCATCAGCAGTTTGAATATGGGGCCAATAACTTCAAGCTCGGAATACGCCGTGATGGAGACCTCATATAATTCGACAGCATCCCAGTCGGAAGCATCGTCGCCGTCCTTGGCTCTCAGATCTATTATTAAAAATTTGCCTTCATCCAATATAACCTTGCCTTCCCTCCCAAACCCTTCATAAAAATATACGACTATATCGCCCTCATAAATTTCTTTGCCGTTTTTGTCATTTACACCTGTATATTGCATTAGCTCGATTTTGCGGAAAGAAGCCTCGAAGCAGGTTTGCTCTTTTTCGCTCCATAGCGTAGCTGTTTCATTTGCAAAATTTAGTTCCATCACCTCGTATATCCCTTTTGGATATTTCTCATATCCTAACGCTATTCCGTTCGGTAACCTTTGATCAGAGCGCAAAAACGCCCTAAATTTAATCTCTCTCATCGCTCTCTCCTTCATATAATTTTTCTATGATTTGCTCTGCCTTTTTGACCTTTTCGGTTTGCCCCTTTTCGTAATAAAAGCGAAAAGTCACATCGTCCAAAAACCAAACAATGCAGGCGGTGGTCTTGGACGCTTTAAATTTTCCGTTTGTTGAAAGATAAAGCGCCATGCTTCCAAAAATATTTTCGTGCAGGCTATGGAAAGGAAAATCATCTTGTATCCGCTCCCCTGCAATTTCAAAAAACGCCTTTTGCGCCCGCTTTTTCTTGTTCTTGATCTCTACAAGCTCTCTTTGAAGCTCTTGTAGCTCGGTTTTATAGCTCATTTTCTCTCTCCTTTTAAATTTTGAAGAAACTTCTCTCTGCGTAAAGCTTCGCAGTTGTGGATCTTATATCCTCTAGCTTCTGCGTAATCAATCTCTAGCCCTATGCCTTTTGAGCCTGCGATCAAAGACAGATCGCAGGTTTTGGCGCTAGGAATAAAAATTTCCCCGCACGTGTCGATCTGCATAAAACAAATTTTCATAATCTCGTCGTAGCTTCTATCCGCATATTGCACCGAGTTTGCGAGCACGGGCGAAAAGAGTTCTACGGCTAGCCCTTTGCCGTCAAAAAACTCGTCGGCTTCCTCCAGCGCCCTGATCGCTATGCGTCTTGCTTCGCGCCTGCTAGCCACAGCCGTATATGGCGAGCAAATGTAAATGCGCGGCATATATGTATGGCTACTCATGGCTTTTCTCCCTCAAAAATAACGCTGCAATGCCGGCGGTCGCCGCAAGGACGCCGCCTAAAACCACAATGATCCACAATGCAATTTCCATTTCCATATCTCTCTCCTTAAAATAAATTTTGCGCTAATGCGTATATGGCGATCATCAGGATCGCAAAGCCCGCGCTAATCGTCGCTTGTTTCAGATGGGTCAATATCGATCGCGTCATCTTCCACCTCCAACGAAATCGCGCTAAATCGCGATAAAATTTCATCAGCACTTACTGCGTCGCGCGGCATAAGCGCCATACGATCCAGCATCTTATCCTTGCGGGCGGTGCTAAGCGTAGCTATAAATTTCATCGTCTCTCTCTCCTCTCTTGAAATAATCTCTCCGTTTCGTTTTTTCTCTAAAATTTCGCGCGCCTCGCTCTCGAAAAATTGATATGAGCTAGCCATAAGCACGTCGTTTCGCTCAATATCTACTTTGGTGTTTTCCACTACAGCCTTGAGACTGGAGTTGCGAAGCATATCTCTTACGGGTTTATCCTCGCTCATAGCCAAGGTGACTTTGTTTTGTAGGGCTTGTGCCCAGCCGAATTTCTTTTTCCATCTGCCTATGGCGCTCATAGAGCTTTTCAGCCCCATATCGTGAAGCTTTTTGGCTAAAGCTCGCTCCGATATAGGAGTAAAGTCGTTCTCTAGGCTCGCGCTTTGGATATAGATGTCAAAGGCTTTTTGCTGTATCTCGTTCATAGTGTCCACTCTCGCGCCCTCTCTTTCGCTTCTGTCCCAGCTGTCCCACTATCGCCGAAAAATGCTGACCCGCTCGAAATCCCGTATAGCGGACGTTTGCGGCGCGGCTGTCCCTTTAAGATTGCAAATCGTGGGACAAAGGTCAATAGCCTAAAAAACGTTGTTTGCTTCTTTAAGGTTTCTTTCTGTCCCATCATTTTCCCTATATAATCGGTAGAAAAAAATTTAAAAATCAAAGGCAAATTAAGTTTAAATTCAGTAATAAAAATATATGAATATATAGTCAAAAATAGCGGGACGCTGGGACAACAAGCCACCAAAGCCGATTTTACCGCAGTTCCGCCGTCCCAACATCGAATTAAAATAGTGGGACGATAGCGGGACAAAAGCCCGTATCGTGGGACAAGGTTATTCTTCATCATCGCTTCTAGCTCCCCCGATTTGATATTCGCTTAGGGCGCCGATTTCTATAAAACTGCCGTCCACGTTGATTTTGTTAAAATCCAAATTTTCATTCGCTCGGATCCCGAATACGCAATGAGGCCTATCGCCGCTTAGCCCCGCCAAAGGATAGGACATCCGTCTTCTTCCGCGGGCAACCTTGATATTATTTATCGTGCACTCGTCAATAAAATTTGTATAGAAATTTTTCTCTTTCTGCGGGGTGCCACCCTTATCCTCGATGTATGTCTTGTAGAGGATATAGAGGTATTTATTGGGAATGAAGTAATTTTCATCAGGGATGACGGCATCTCTTACGAAAGCCCTCATAGGATTGACGTCGTCTCTATATTCTTCAAGCTCGCTTAACATTCGCTTGGAGCGGGTAAATTTGCCCTGCTTTACGAGGCGCATAAGCCCGGAAAGAGCAAGGTTGAAAATCCCCGCCATCTCGTCGTTAAAGCGGTCGCTAAGCCCTCTAATCTTTTGCCCGTCTTTGATCTCCTTATCGAAGCTGATAAGCACCATTCTGCGAAGCGTTGCGTTATCCACGCCCTGCTTAGGCTTGGCGTTTCCCGAAAAGGCGAGTTTGGGTTTTTCATTCGGCAAAAGGTTGAAAGGCTTCTCATTTTTTGGATTTATCATAATACTGTCCTTCGTAGACACAAGAGCCTTTAGATTTGCAAGCTGACCCTTGTCGGTGCCGTTCTTGTCGATCTCGGTTCCGATATTGATGAGCTTATTGCTAAGTCCGTAAAGCTGGTGTCCCTCAAACTGCTGGAGCTGGAGGCTTGAGACGTTGTCTTCACCGAAAAAGTTGCGAATAGTATCTAGGATAACGCTCTTGCCGTTGCCGCCGCTTTTGCCGTATAGAAACAGAAAGCTTTCGAATTCGTGGCTCGGCAGAAAGCAGTATCCGATGAACTCCATCAAGGTCTTGATGTCGTCCTTGTCTGCTAAAATTTGGCGCAGAAATCTATTCCACTTCGGGCAAGCGGCGTTTTTATCGTATGCAAAATCTAAGATATTTAGTGCGCCGTCGCCCTTTTCGTGGCGCGATTTAAAGGTGATATTTCCATACTTCGAGATAAAGATCGTGCCGTTGGTTAAATTTATCACCCGCCTCTGCTCGTCGCGCTTGAGCGTATCGAGCGGGTGGGCTTTGTTAAGTAAATTTTCAATGATCTTCGTGGAGTTATCCACGCTCTTTTTCTTCACATCCACGCAAGCCCTCGGCATCCAATACTCTTGCAGGAAGTGATTTAGCACTCGCAGATCGACCCTAGCGTAATGCGTTTTCGTCCAGAAATACAGCTCGCCCTTGTATTGCGCGAAAGGATAGCCCAGCTTCTCTACCGAAGCGAGGAAGCTCTCCACCATATCCACGATGTGGGTTTGGTGATAATTCGTAAGCACGGTCTTGTTTATCTGAAGTAGCTTATCGAAAGTCGCGCTATACTTATCCCAATCTTTTTGGGCGATCTCGCCTATGAGCGCGCCGTCAAAAAAAGCTCTCTTGATCCTTTCATAGGTATCGCTATCCGACTTCTTGAGCGCCTTGGCGTTTTTTAGGATAGTATTGATGTAGGGTTCGTCCAACTCGCCCCTGACGGTGAATATATTGATACAGTTGCCGTTCTTATCGGTTAGCAGAAACTCGTCAAAAATTTCATCAAAATAATGGATTATCTTGCCGCGTCGGAAGGGCGCCAGCTTCTCGCGCAAATTCGGAAAATAATCGCAAATCTCATCGATTACGATATTGGTAGGTTCGAAGCAGCTAAACGCTAGCAGATCAAACATATTGTCGTTTGTGATCTTTGAGGTATGGTTGTAGAGCCAATCGCTGATGTCATATTTTTTATTCAGGTCTTTTTCGAGCATATAGAACAGCACGATATGGGTGCTTCGCGCTACGGGCTTGATTTCGTAATACCTTTTGATCGCGTTTTCATATCCCGCCTCGTCGTGGTCGAACCAGATATAGACGTCCTTGCCGCGCAGCAGCTCCAGATACTCGTCCCATCTGCTCCCCGCGCCGCCCAAAGTTAGGGCATTTGCGTTAAAGCTCATCAAATTTAGGGCGTCTTTTTCGCCCTCGCAAATGACGACGCGATCGTCCGGATTATCGAGGAAGTATCTGATCGGAAACGGCGCCGCGCCCGCTCCGCTTTCGCCTATCCACTTGCCGCTCATACGCTCGGAGCTTATGGCGTGAGCCTTGCCGTCCCAAGCAAATTTTTCTCTATATTTGACGTTTAGCGGCACACCTCGCTCGTCGCGAATGATGATCGCTATGCTTTGGTGCTCGTGCGAATATCCTATCGCGTCCTTGGAGTAGGTCAGAAAGGTAGGGGCTTCGTAGTTTACGAAAATCCCGCGAAGCCCGTTTTCTATGAGCGTCGGTCTTATGGCCTCAAAATTTGAGATAAGCTCCGGCGCGATAGATGCAATACGGGCTCGCATTCTTTTTTCGGCGGCGGCTCTCTTGGCGGCGTCCGCTTTTGCGCGAGCTTCGTTTTGCTCCTGCAAAAGCTTTGCTCTAGCTTCGATCTGCGCCTTTTGCTCCTCGCTGAGCTCGCCTTTTTTGATATTATGCGGAATGCCGAAGTATTCGCATACCGCAGCGGCGGCATCAAGCGGGGACGCGCCCTCTTTCATCTCCGTAAATCTCACGATATCGCCGCTGGCCCCGCAGGCAAAGCAGTGGAAGAAAGCTCCGCCGCTCTTGCCGTTTGCGATGCCGAGGCTCGGCGTGTCGTGATCGTGATCGTGAAAAGGGCAGAAGCCGTTAGCCGTGCGGCCCTTAAACTCTATGCCATATTTCGAGCTTACATAATCCCTGAACTGCTCTTTGTCGATCGTCTCTCTTATCGTCTGAAATATATTATCCATGCTAATATCCCACTTCCGCGAATAGATTGTTTTGTTTTATAAAAATCCCGAGAAGCTTCGCTACGATACGGGCGAAATCCGGGTTTTTAAATTTGAAGTTTCTAAAATAGAAATACACCGCGTTGATATTTTTGCTGGTGCGGCGCGAGATAAATTTGGCTATCTCCTTTTCGCTATCGGCGCATTCAAGCGCTCTGTAATAAAGCTCTGCGATGTCGTCAAAATGAGGACATTTGTAGTTTTGTCTAACATAGAGATGCCCGTCTTGTCTATAAAATCTATCGTCGCGCCCGGTTCTTCGGTCGAAATAGGATAGGTTTTGCAATGCCTTGCGCGGGGTTTTGTAGGTAGCGCAAGCAGACTCCAAAGACATAAACTCTCTCATAGTCCGCCCTCTTTGTAAAGCACGTATCCGATAAGCTCTAAAAGGGCAAGGCAAAGCAGGGCTACCGCCCAATTCGCAAAGCCCATTTCAAAAAAAGCCTCTAACATATCCGCCCCCTATAAAATTTTCATATCCTCGGTAAATTCGATCTCATAGATCGGACCGACGCCGCTTTTGAGCCAATCGATATTGACGTGCAAATTTTCTTTAAGTGCATACGCCCATTCGAGCAAGAAGGGGTATTGCCCCTCTTTCGCTCGATTATAAAGATGGCGCGAAGTGTGAAGCAGCTCGCAAAACTCGCCGAGCTTGAGGGAGTTATCAAGCCGTACGGCCTCGGCTCTTTGCGCTGGGGTGCTAAGGGTGCTAAGCAGAACGTAATGTTTTGACATAATCAATCCTTACGTAATAAAGCGAGAATTTTTTCGATAGGATCGCGCGGATTTAGCAAATTGTAAGCCTTTATAAGCTTTGCCTTTATCTCTTCATCCGATACGTCCTTTAGATTATCATCGTAAACGCCCAGAGCCCGACGTGCCAAAAAGATTTTATGCTCGGAATCCAGAACATCGGCGCGAGCATATTTAAGACCGGATTCGAGCTGGGCGATCGCCGATCTAAGCTCTGCAAGCTCCTCTTGCTCTTTTTCTAGCCAATATCTAATAAGATCTATGGGTAATTTTATTTTGCTCGCGGGTTTGCTATCGCGGACTCCGCGGAGGCTATCGCATGAATGCGGCATCTCTCTCTCTCTCTCTCTCTCTCCTTATTGTCTGAAACGAGCACATCTCGGCGAATGCCGAGGGTTAGTGCTATCTGTGCGATCCTTTTTTCTGGGATATGTCCTCTGGTTTTCCAGCCGTCTAATGTTTTATATGGAATTTGCAAAAGTTCGCCAAGCTCGGTATCGGTTTTAACGCCCGCAAAGAAGCGCGCTCTTACTAAAATTTGATCCACTTCGCCCATCGCAGAAGCCTTTTTTATAAATTTCCTTTTAACGACTTTTAAAAATTATGGTATAATTTTAAAGCCGTTAAATTCTTTTGACTATGTAATTATATATTAATTTGAATATATTGTCAATAGATTTGACTATAAATTTTTGGGAAAAACGCGTCATTATATATTCAAAGGAGTAGATATGGGGGATTCTGAAAAAGAATTAATTGATCAAATGAAAAAATTTTTTAATGTCAGTAGCCTTGAGGACGTTGCCGAAAATCTTGGGTATAGTCGAGCGTCTGCAAACAATTGGAGAAACAGGGGCGTTTCAGATGCTGCAAAAATGAAATTTATACTCGCTCAAAATAAAAATTTCGATGCCGATCTATTAAGGCAGAGCCGAAAAGATAAGGAACAAGGCGCGCTTAAATTTGATATAGACCTACTTAGAGAGCAAGAAGGACCAATACCGCTAAGATATTTTGAAAACGTTACCGCTAGCGCGGGATACGGTAGCCAAAATAGCGACGAAAGCTTTGAACCGCTAAGCGTTAGCGCCGAATTTTTAAAGGCGGTATTCGGTATCACGGCAGCCAAATATGGATACGATATGATAAGGATATTCGGCGATAGCATGGAGCCTTTCGTCCAAAACGGCGATATTATATTCGTCGATAGGCAAAAGGAGATAATGAGCGGAGATCTCGTTATAGCGGAGGTCGGCGAGGATACCTTTATAAAAAAGTTTCTGCGCGATAGCGTGCATAAGAGCATCAAACTTACTTCGCTTAGCGATTTTTATCAAGACATCGTGTTAAAAGACGATGAGATTGAGAATTTGAAGCTACTAGGAAAGATCGTCTGCAAATTCTCTATAAATATAAAGGTGTTTTAAAATGAAAAAGATCGCTTTAATTTTATGCGTGATGCTAAATTTCGTCTTTGCAGAATGTAAGTTATACGCGAGCGCAGATAAAATGACCGATGAAAAATTTCATTGGACGAGTTGCGGAAGCGAACCTTTTAATATAAACGTTTTTCATATGAAAAAAGAGATACGTCCACAAAAAACCGATATGTATATCATAATATCCGATAACATAGAGGGATTTCTTGTTGAGCGCACAAAAGGAAATTTTGGCTATCAAACAATAAGGATAAGGATCGATAAAAATAAATTCTTTGATGTAGATGCCGAGATAATGTCCGGATATTACGGGAAAAACACTAGGGCATCTTTTTTTATAACCCCAGATCAACAAAAGCAACTAATAGAGGGCAAAAAAATATTGGTTCGATATATTACTGGACAAAATAAAGTGAATACTGAAAGCATAGATATTTCAACTATAAAAATTCCAAAGGAATAAGTTATGCCTGATTACGACGGTTTTGACGAAAGCACCTACATAAGCCCGTGGTATTATATAGGAAGCCTTGCGGCGGTCCTCGTAGTTTTTCTTATAATTTTGGCGTTGCTGGACGTAATAGGCAAGAAGCTTGATATAAAATTTATCAAATTTCTATCGCAAGCCGCCTTTGAAGGCGGCAAAAAATCGGGGGCGATATTTTTATTTCTGATCTCAATGTTTTTGGCTAGGGGCGATTGGCTGCTGCTTGCCTATGTCCTAACGCTTGGGTGTTTATTCTGGGGTCTTGAGACGTGGGGAATGATCGAGCTGGACGAGGGCAACGAAAGACATATTAGCTACGGCGCGATCGCGATTTGTGGTATAATAGGACTATTATTTATCTTTTTTGCAAGGTGATGATATGAAAAAATTATTTTTATTTTTTATTTTTTGTATATTTGCCGCGACGAACGCGGGTGCAGCGCAGCGGGTGGGCGGCTATACGAAACGGAACGGCACCCACGTGATGTCGCATCATAGAAGCTACAGGGATAGTAGCAGGTTCAATAACTACTCTACGAAGGGAAACCGCAATCCCTACACCGGAAAAAGGGGAAGCAAAAGCCCCTATAAAACAAAGAGCTATAGAACCAAAAGGGGCTGACGTTTAGCGACAAGAGGAAATTTACAAAAACGACCGAAGGTTAAGGATTTTTTGGTAAAATTACTTTCCATAATAAAATTTCAAGAAAGGATGAAAGATGGGCGAGACATTAAGATATATTGCTTCAGGATTTAGAAATGCTTTTACCACCTTCCCGCTTGAAAGCGATATGATCTATAGGGCGGGCGACCTATCAAGGAGAATATACAAAAAGAGAATAAAAGAGCTAGAGAAAAGATATGGCGAAGAGCAGATCAAAGAGAAAAAATCCAAGAAGCAATCATCCGCAGGCAATAAATAGCCAGCCGATTCAAAACTACATAGATAAGGCAGTTCAGCAAAATTTAAATATAAATGTTATCCCTTCGGAACTCAACCAGATTTTGCAAAAGGATCCCGATTACGCGGAAAGGGCTATGCAATACCTAGAAAATGATCAGAAGCATAGGCATGAAATCGAGGATAGAATTTTAGCCGTCGAAGAGAAGGAACAGAGCTTAAGAGCGCAGGAGGCGCCGCAGATTGTAAAGTTTAATCTAAGGGGACAAATTTTTGCCACAATTATTATTTTGTCCCTGGTCGGCTCTTTATTTTATAGCATTTACAAAGATTATTATTGGATAGCCGGCGGGAGTATCATCGTGACGATAATCGCTATTTTGCCTCAATGGTTTAATAAAGACAGAAAAAAAGCAGATCCAAACGAAACCGACCGAAAATAATTAAATTTATTCGCATATGAAATTTACAAATAAAAATCCATTTTAAAATTTTGCGCGAGCTAATCCGAAGCGATTACATAAGCTTCTTATAAGTAAAAATCTATATAATATAATTATGAAATATATAAAATTTACCTTCGATAAGCGCAAGGCCGAGATCAATTTAGCCAAACACGGCGTGAGCTTTGGCGAAGCAAAAAGCGTCTTCGCCGACGAGTTTGCGCGCGTGATATTCGACGATGAGCATTCGGAAGACGAGGAGCGATTTATCATTTTAGGTATGAGCGCGCGAGCGAGAATTCTCGTCGTGGCGCATTGCTACCGTGAAAAGGACGAGGTCATCAGAATCATATCGGCGCGCAAGGCCACCGCTCGCGAAACCAAGCAGTACGAGGAGTTACGATGAAAAAAGAGTATGATTTTAGCAAATCTGTTAAAAATCCGTATGTAAAAAAGCTCAAAAAGCAGATCAGCATAAATTTAGACGCCGAGACGATCGAATATTTTAAGGCCCTTGCCGATCAGAGCGGCGCGAAGTATCAAACGCTTATCAATATGTTTTTAAGCGAATGCGCGGCAAAGGGGCTAAAACCAAATTTTTTATAAATTCGCCCTTAAAACGCGCGCCCCCGCTTTGTCCGCATTTCATCGGCGCCGCCGAAGTTTAAATGGCTGCGGCGGCGGATAGTTAAATAATCGAGACGTCGAGCTTCTTGCCTAGCGCGCTTACTGCGGCGCTTAAGGTGCTTAGGGTAAGAGAGCCGTTTTTCGGATTCAAAAGCCTAGATACGACGGCTCTGCTGGTATTCATACGCTGCGCGAGCTCGGTCTGCGTAATGTTTTGAGCCCTCATCTCTTCTTCAATCTGATAAGCTATAACGCGCTTTATCGCCACGGCTTTCGTCTGCTCGTAAAGCCCATCCTCTTTCAAAAAATCATCAAACGAACTTAAATTTTCCACTTTCATATTCACTCTTCCTTCTTTTGTTGCTAACCTTACTTTTACCCTAATTCCCTTGCGCGCTTACTCGCCATATCGACATCCTGTTTCGGCGTCTTTTGCGTTTTCTTTATAAATCCGTGAAGCAGCACCATATACCCGCGCTTCACGACAAAAATCACTCTTGCAATCTTTCCGTCCGAAATATCGCTACGCACCTCATAAAGTCCATTTCCTAAACTTCTACACACGGGCATCCCGATCGGATACCCGAATTCCACCGTCGCAATATCCTCTCCTATGATCCTGCGATCCTCTCTATCCAAACCCAACAACCATTCCCGCACGGGCATATTGCCGCTTCCGCTTTCATAAAAAACAGCCTTAACTCTTTTCATGGCAGTAATTGTATCAAAAAAGATACAAAAAAGCAAATCGCAGTATAGAAAAATTAGGACGCGGGGGAATAAGCTATCCAAAAAATAGGGTCAAATCTTTGCAGGATCGCCCTTTTACGGAGTAGAAAATGCCAAACGACGAAGATTATTCGCTGATTACGCGTGCTTTTAGCGACCTTGAGGAGCAGGAGGAGAGATTTCTGCGTTGTGAGCGAGCGTATCGCGCGATCTACAAAGAGGATAACCGCACGAGCAAGCGCAAGAGCGCGGAGCGAAGCCGCTCAAAGCTTTACATCCCGCTCGTAAAAACTACCGTAAATATCATCCACAGCGTATTCAAAACCAGCTTTATGAGCGACCGCTGCCCGATAGAAGTAAAAAGGGTAGGGTTGCGAAGCGAGCATGATATGATCCTGCAAAACGCGCTTACCGCGGTGCTGAAAAACTATTGGAAAAAGAAAGAGCATCGCGTAGGGCTATCCAAAGCCGTGCTTAGCGCGCTGTATCTGCCGCTGGGTATCGTAAATTTATTCTACGACAAAACCGCCGCGCAGATCCGCACGAAATTTATCCCGATCACCGATCTTGCATTCGATCGCCACGCAAGCGACATCAACGACATCGAATACGTAGCCTATAAATACAACCAATCGGCAAGAGAGATCAGAGAGAAGCTGGAGCGCAAATTTTACAAAGCAAAAGATGACAGAAACGTGATCGCGCAGACCACGGCAGGCAGCGAGCGCATAGCGATGCGAGATCTGTATGTCAAAAGCCGCGAGCAGGGGCGGATCGTATGGAAGCTCAAAACCTATGCAAACGGCACTCTCGTGCGCGAAGCGACATTCTCCCGCCTGCCGTTTCACTACGGATATTGCATCGAAACCACGCCTAGCATAAACGAGGACGAGCGCGAGGATGAGATAGCGATATACGGCTCGTGCATCCCCGAGATCGTTTGGGAACTGCAAGAGGAATACAACATCAAGCGCAACCAAAAGATCGACATCACCGAAAACCAGATCGATCCGCCTTACGCTATCGATAAGGACGCGGGCAGCGTAGCGATCAGCGACATCACGGCCCGAAAGAAATTTATCCGCACAAGCCCGGGTCCGGGCAGGACGGTTAAGGACGTCATCACCGTAATGAGCGAGCCCGGCACCTATGGGCTAAGCGAAGAGATCGCGATGCTAAAGAACGAATACGAGATCGCGACGGGCGTAAACAGCGTAATGACGGGGCAAACGAGCCCAAGCGATCGCAGGGCCACGAGCGCGCTTCAGGCGGTCAATTCGGCTTCCGGCACGAGGATAGAGAGCATGCTCCAAACCCTGCTCGATACGATGCTACAAAGCTACGCCGAACATTTCGTCTGGCTCATATACAAATTCACGAGCGACGAGGAATTCGTGCGGATTACGGAAGATCCGCAGATCATCGAAAAGATAGGCGATCGCAGCGCGCCGCTTGATTTCGACGTGAACGTAAATTTCGGCACCACCATCGCAAACGAAGTCAAGATCGGACAGCTCAACTCGCTGATGCAGGTCTTGGCGCAGGCGAATATGGCAACCCCGGCTATCTCTGGGGAGATCATCAAAGAAATTCTAACCCTAATTCTCGGCGAAAACGCGCCTATCGAGGCGATTGACGAGGCTATGGCGCAGATGCAAGCGCTCCAGCAAGCCCAATTACAGGCGGCACAGCAGGCGCAAAGCGTGGCAGAGGGCGAGAGCGGCGAGGCGCCGGACGTTTCGGATAGGGACGAACACCCTCCGAGCGACGATGAGCTGGATCGTGCGGCACTGCTAAACGGCGGGATTTGAGATGAAAATCGAGTTTAAAAAAATTAGGACGCGCAGAAATAGAATCATTAAAAATTTTCAAAGGAGAAAGCTATGAAAAAAAGCGATTTCAAGGTGCTGGGCACGATCACTCACATGGCCACCAACGGACTGATGGTGTTTTCAAACGGCAAGAGCACGGGGCAGATCTCGGACGGAAAGATCGGCGACGTAGTTGTCAGACGCAAGGACGAGACGGGGCTGGAGGTGCAAATTTTCAGCGCCGAGGAGTGGGCCTCTATGGAGGATGAGGAAACCAAAGGCAAAAAGAATGTCGGCAAGGGCAAGAAGGCTGAGGGCAAAGACGAGGATACGGTTAATGCAAGCCAAGACGAGAACGTTTTAAACCTAAGCAATGAAGCCGCGAAGGAAGGAGAGTAGAGATGGGCGCAGATATTTACGACGACGATTTGGATGAGGGCGTAGCGGATCCCGCTGCTGCGGCTGCCGCGGACGGCAAGGGGGAACCCGCCAAGGATGCGGGGGGCGAGCCTAAAAAATCCGCTGCGCCTCGCGACGACAAATCTGCAAAAGATGAGCCGAGTAAGGGCTTGGAGCAGGGCAAGGAAGAGGGCGCCGGAGGCAAGGTGCTAAGCGACGAGGAGTATCAAAGCTTCCGCGCGATGGAGCAAGAAAGGCAGCTTAAAGAGCTCGAAACGGATTTCAAAAAGGAATACGGGGACTTCAATATGCAAAAAGTCCTCGACAAGATGTTTGAGCTCGATGAAAAGGACAAGGGGTATTTGGAGAAAAATTTCAACCCTACGGGGATTGAAAACGTCTATCTAAAATACTTCAAAGGGGCGCCGCAGGATGACGAATATGACGTAGTCCACGGCAAGGGTGGCAGCGCTATCGACAGAGGAGAGATGGCGCGCCGAATTAACAAGGGCGAGATAAGCCAAGAGGAGAAGCTCGCCTATCTCAGCAAGATTTACTAAAAGGAGAAAAAGATGCCAACTATCAGAGATGGATTGATTAGCTCCGACGAAGCGTTCGGCAAGTCGGGAGTGGAGTTTTGGAATACGATCAAAGAGATCGGATGGAAGAGCACGCCGTTTCTTACGGCGATCGGAATGGGCGCGCCGAGAGATAGGAGCTCCAACGCAGCTCTTGGTCATACTTGGATGTATGACGAGACGCCTGACGGTGATCTGAACAACGCTCACATGGAGGGCGGCGCTCCGGCTGCGCTGAAATACGTAATCGGCGGCAGGCTAAGCAACCACTACCAGATCGTAAAAGACACCTATGGCGTCAGCGGCACCGAGGAGGACGGCAAAAGAGTGGACGGCTCGATGGTGCTAGCGCGCGCGGGCGATCTTGCGGGTATCCGCCATAAGCAAACGATCGAGAAAATTTTGCTTAGCGATCAAGCGGCGGTCGCCCGCATCAATACCGGCGCATCAAAGGCTGCGGGAAAATGCGGTGGACTGAAAAGTTTTGCCACCGCAATCAACACGATTGACGCGCAAAACGCTACGCTAAGTATGCAAACCCTTAGAAATGTGCTCAAAGTGGGGCACAAGAAAAGCCGCCCGTATGATTTTATCCTAGTAAATGATAAGCAGCTCGATAAGATCATGGATCTCATCGACAAGATCAAACAGGCAAATAACACGGTGGAATATCTCCATGACAAAGTCCAAGCGATCGACTCTCAATACGGCGAGAGCGTGAAAATCCTGCTAAGCCCCGAGCTTGCGGATACGGAGCTGATCGCGTTTAGAAGCGACGACATCTACAAAGTGGACTGGAGAAATACCAGAAGAAGAGAGCTTCCGAGCGAGAACGACGAGATCAAAAGGGAAATTTTGACCGAATTCACGCTTCGCGTTTGCACGCCGGTGGCCTTTGCTTGGGTGAAGAACCTAGCGGCCTAAACATGGGGCGGGTAAGCCTGCCCCAAACAAGGATAAGAGATGACCTTTTCAAATTTCAAAGAAAGACTGCAAATCGCCACCCGCATTGACGTTTTGAGCCCGAAGGACGACGAAATAAGAATGCTGATGAGCGAGACGGCGCTAGAGATTTGCAAAAGCATTACTCCGCTTGAGATGATCGAGATAGATCATCGCAGCTTCGAGGTGGCATATGATCTAGGAAATGACTACTTCGTGCGTAAATTTAAGCTTCCCATAAAGGATAGCGACGAGATCGATTTCAAAGACGATAGTTTGCTAAATGCTCTACTCTATGGCATCGTCGCGAAACGCGGACGAGACGAGTATTACCAAAAATACAGGAGCCTTTATCAAAGATCGCTCTGCGAATATGAACTGGGCAATTTTGATGAAAACACGCCCGATTTGACCGCCGCGCTGGCAAGAAGCGGGTATTTGAAGCCTTATAGCGTAAATTATGCGATGTCTAGCACATATCGCTTTGTGCCGGAGTTTCTCTCCAAGCTTGATTTTTGGCTTGCCGATATCGCCCGCGCGCGCAATCTTTCATGGCGAAATTTTATCTACGACTTTATTAAATTTCAAAACAAACAACTCGATCGCGCCGATCTGGCGGCGCTGGATAAGATAATGAAAGAGAGGATTAAACCATAATGGCGGATAAAGAATTTACTCAAATTTGCAAAGAAATTTTGGCCGCCGCGCAAAAAATATCGCCGCTGGCCGAGCAGGCAGGGAAGCTCGTCCGAAGGAGCGATGATGAACTTTAAAATTTATCTCGGAATTATCGGCGCGCTCATGCTTGCCTGCCTTGCATTGGCGGGGATAAACCATAGTCTCAAAGGTAAGATCGAGCAGCTAAACAAAGACCTAGTGTTCGCCAAAACCCAAGAGCTGATAAGCTCCTCGAATTTACAGGCATGCAATGCGCGTATCGATCTGCAAAACGCGCAAATAAAAGCAATGGCGCTTGCCAACGAAAACCTAAAAGCTCGCGAGCCTATCATCGAAAAAGAGATACAGACGAGATACGAAACGATAGAGGTGCCGATAAAAGACGATAAGTGCGAGAAAAAGCTTAAATTTTACCAAAAAGTATTCAAGGAGCTTGCCCGATGAAAACGAATTGGATCTACGTGCCCGAGTATCGCGGGCCGCTACGAAAAACGTTTCTGATCGACAAAAACTACCGCCGCGCCCTTGAAAAACACGAGCGCGAATACAATATCAGGTTTGTCCTCTTTCTCATAGGGCTAGCGTTGTGCGTATTTCTAAGCGGATGCGCGGCCAAAGAGCCTATAGTGCGCACGGAGTATAAAAACGTCTATATCCCGATAAAGTGTGAAGTGAAAATCCCCGCAAAGCCTAAATTTGATCCGAATAATATGCAAAGCGCGCTTGAACTGGCGAAGTATTTCCAAACCTGCGAAGCGCTCCTGAAGGAGTGCGCGAATGTGGGGGATAGATAAGGACGTGTGGAACTACATGCTCTTAGGCATCACGAGCTTTCTAGGCTCGATGCTAGGTATCGGCAGCGGCAATATTAAGCTAAAAGGAGAGGGCAAACCCAAAATGCTATCGTGGATCGTAGCGATAGGCTCATCCATGCTTTTTGCATTCGTGGGATATGAGGTGCTTTGCGAGCTATTAGAGGGCAAACATAAGCTCTGTATCGCGCTTAGCGGAGCGATAGCATGGTTCGGGGCCGATTGGATCAGGATCAAGATAGACGCCTTCGTATCCAAAAAGATTGATAACGTAGGCAAGGATTTTAATAATTATGAAGGAGCAGACTATGAAAATCAAGATAAGTAGATTTAAAAATATCTATGACGGTACGATCGGGAAACTTACGATCATGGACGACGGAAAGAGGCTTTTTGAGTGCTTTACCCTAGAGCCCGCGGGAGGCGATACTACGCAGAGAGGCAAAGATAGGCGCATACCTGCGGGGCGCTATAAAATGCAGTGGTATGCTAGCCCAAGCCAGAAGAGAATGTGCCCGCTTCTATACAACGAGCTGGTGCCGAAAGATAGATACATTCTGATCCATACGGGCAACATCCCGCAAGAAACATCGGGATGTATCCTCTTGGGCGACGGATACAGCGCCGCGGGGGTCAGCAACTCGGTGCAAACATACAATGCGTTTTTTAAAATTTGCACGGGCAAACACATAGAATTTATCGAGATCACGAATGAGGAGGAGATATGAGCCTCATCGAAAATATCAAAACCCACGAGGGATTTAGCGCGCAGATATACAAAGACAGCGTAGGCAAAGCAACCGTGGGATACGGCTTTTTGGTCTCGGCTCTTAGCCCCGACGAACTCAAACTCAATGGCGGCAAGGCGGAGCCGATGAGCCGAGAAGTGGCAGAAAAAATTTTAAATTTAAAAGTCTCAAAGCTTAAAAAACGGCTCTTTCAGTGCTTGCCTTGGCTAGAGAGCAGGCCGCAAGGCGTGCAGGATACCCTAATCGAAATGGCATACCAGCTAGGACTTGCGGGACTTATGAGCTTCCGTCATACTCTGGGCTGCATCGAAGCGGGAGACTACGCGCAGGCGGCAAGAAACCTACGTGCAAGCCTGCTTTGCCGCCAAACCCCGCGACGGGTCGAGGATTATATCAAAGGATTGAAAAATGGCTGATTACAAGGAAGCGTATAGCGAGCTTTACAATCGCGTGCTCGGCGATACTATGGCAGGGGGCACGCCGTATCAAAAATTTACCGCCAAGATCGATGAGTATTTTGAGAAATACGGGCTGAATAACGACAAAAAATTTGAGATGCTTTGCAGCACTCTCGTCTCAATGACGCAGAGCGTAACGACGAGCAGCCAAGAGATCGCCCTGCGGCTTCTAAGCGAAAGCGAGGAGTTGCCTTTGCGAAAACAACAGCTCGAAGCTCAAACGAATTTGCTCGGCAAACAGATAGAAACCGAGCAGCTAAAGATCGATCTGCAAAAGCAGCGAATACCGCTTGAGATAGAGCAACTGAAGCTTCAAAAAGATATGCTCGCCGCTCAAATTGACAAGACAAAGGGCGATCTGGCCCTTGCCAAGGCACAGCAGGCGGCGATAGAACGGCAGGTCAAGGACAACCGCCTAATCAAAGGCGGCAGCGTGATCGGCGACTTTTTGCAAAACACGCTCAACGGCGGCTTGACGGTGCCTGCGGATATGAACAAGGTGCTTTTCAACATCATCGCCACTCTGCTCAAAGATGAGCTGACGAACATCATGCCGGGGGATTTCAATATCAAAAAATGAGAACCTTCATCGCCGTAAACGATAGCCTAGACATCGCCTCTCGCGACGACTTCAACCCGGTTAATCCTCTTGCGGGGCAGAACTTCGACATATTCTACGCAGGCAGTGCGGGATATATCGCAGGCGCCAAGCCCTCGCCGAACCTCGAGGGGCTATTTATGGAAAACGGCTCGGCAAGCCTTAGCGATACTATTTTGTCTCTCAACGAGGACTTTGCGGCGTTTGCGCTAAGCCCGATTTCGAGTGAGCTAAATATAGGCGGGCACGGTAGCGCGGCGTATGAAAATATCAAACAATCCGTGCGAAAGCTACAGCTGGGATTCGGACTATTGCAAATCCCGCAAAGCCCCTTTTCCGCGCTCGATCATTCGGGCGGCGACGGCACGGGCGTGCGCGAGATCGAAAGCGAGAATCTGCGAAGAATCGCGGGCGAGATCGGGCAGTATTATGGCGGCGCTACGGGGCGCTATTTCGCCGAATCGCTGATCGATTGGAATTTTAGCTCGGACATGCTCGTGGACGCCGTATTTCAAGACACGATAGGCGCTATCGCCGATTATGCCGGCAAGCTGATCTCAAGAGGCGGCACGATAGCCTCAAATATCGGCGGACTGGGCACGAGCTTTTTAATAAAAGAACTGCTTACGGAGATTTACGAGGTCGCTACGGGCAAAGATTTAAGCTTCGGCTTCGGCGGCGAGAGGCTGGCAAATCTAAAAACGGGCGGCGCGGGGCTGAACGTATATTCAAAACCCCTAAGCTTCGCTGAATGGCTCAATTCGCTCTTTAGCAACACGACCGATCTCGTGGATTCAAACCTGCGCCCGATCGGAACCTACAATTCAAGCACGGGAGTGTATTCGCTTTTCAGCGGCGCGCAATTTAACGCTCAGGGCGAAAGTATCGGATACGTAGGCGGCGCGGCTCTTGGCCTAAGGCTCGCAACTCTGGGCTTTGGGTATGCGCTTAGCGCGTTGCAAATTCGCTCCTCTACGACGACGGCTTCTCTCGTGTCGCTCGGCGGACTGGCTGCGGGCTTTGCCGCTGCGGCGCAAGCGCAAAAGTCTCTTACCTATAGTGGATACGCCTACCAATCAAAAACAGATCAGTGGCGAGCTCCGAGTGGCAAAAGCATAAGCACCAATAATCTGGCGGGGGAAGGACCTGTAAAGGAGAAACTCGCTAACCATCCGATCGAGCAGTTTCAGGAGACGCCCGATGATGAAATGGATCGTGCTGTCCAGGCAACATGGGATTTTAATTTGTATTGGGAAGTAACGGAGTGGAAAGAGATCCGCCCCGTCATTCGGCTTGTCGATCTTGATCCGGACGAAGTGGACGCCGCACTACAAACTCTTGGACTTTTTTATCAAAATCTATCTCTTTTTACCAGTTCGTCTCAAATACGCGCAGGGGCAGAAAGAGCCGTAATAGAGATTGATAGGGCGAGAGATAGATTTCGGATCGCTAGGTCGGAGAAGGAGAAATTCCTAATCAACAAGATCGCGAGATACCAAAAGAAGCGCCGTCACAAGAGCGGCAAAAGTGAGTTGTATCCCATAATCTACTTATAAATTCGGCTTATCGAAATTTATAAAAAATAGGATTTTTGGGGCTAAGATCGATAGAAATTCAGTATGAAAGGATAGAAAATGTGGGATTGGTTAAAAAACGTCAAAGGTAGCGACGTATTGACCGGGCTGGGCGCGTTGGCGGGCGGCATCGGCAACGCCTACGCCGCAAGGCAGCAGGCTAAGGCCGCGGAGCGAACATACAATCTCAATGCGGATCTTCTTCGCGAGGAGAGGGCGAGAAAGAAGCAGGCGCAAGCGGCGCTCAATAGCGCTTGGGACGCCTCGCTATGGAACGCGACGCCGTCCGCATCCACCATCTAGGGCTAGAAATTTATAGGGGCGGATGAGCCCGCCCACAAGGCATTAAGGAGAGCAAAATGGCATATTCTGACATAAGATATCTGCGCGAGCCGAGTATAAATCGCGGTGCGGCTCTGGGGCAGGGCGTCGCCGCGATCGGCGATAGCTTCGTAAAACTCGGCGAGCTTGGGCGAGCCAGAGAGAAATTCGACGCAGACCTTGCGCGCCAAGCGCGAGAGGAAAAGATGGAGTCCGATAAATTCGATTGGCTCAAAAACATGGATACCAAAAACTACGGGCTGAAAGAAAAGGAGCTTAATTACGACATACTCAAAGGCGATAGAAGTTACGAGCTCGACAGAAAAAAGCTCGATCATACGATCTTTAAAGACAACAGAGACTACGGCCTTTCTGTGGCTAGGCTTAACGCAGAGCTCACCGAACAGGGGCGAAAGCGCATCAAAGAGGAGGAGGATGCCGCGGCCAAAGCAAAAGTCGAATCGGAGCAAGACGCGATAGGGATAGCAGCGATGAGGAAGAAGTTTCCAAACGCCACAAAAGGTATGTCAGACGATGAGATAAAATTTTTCGTGAAAAAGAATTTTAACTCGCTGAACGATATGGAGCAAAATTATTTCAAACCCACCATCCCAGTCGATAGTGCTATCGCGCAAACCATGTGGGACGAGGGTGTAGTGACCCAAAATCCAAACGGAGGTTTTTATATATCTCCTCTGGGAAAGGATCTGATCAAAACAAGAAACGAGATTGAGGCTCGTCAAATGGAGCAGCTGGGCAATCCCGATAATCGAAAAGACAATATCAAAGCGCTGATAAATACGGGGGTGAGCTTGACCGACGCCGAGGCTCGGGTAGATAAAGCGATCGAGTGGAAAAAGAAAAATCCGAACGCTAAATTTAGCTCAGCGCTTGATAGCGATTTGGACGACGGAGCGAACTGATGACGGCAAGAGATTTTTTAGGCAACGAGCAGATCGCCGAGCTTGAAAGCAAGGGCTACAGCCCTGAATATATCAAAGCTATTGCAAAGGAACGATACGAGGCGAGAAAGAAAGAGCTTGCCGATAGCGGCGTGCGAGAGGACATCGCAAAGATGGCGATCGCCCAGAAGCTCGACGCGGATAATGCCAAAAAGCTCAACGATGAGGCGACGGCAAGTGCCTCGGATAGGTTTTTTAGAAACGCTTTTGACGCCAGCGCCGACGAAAAAGAGGTAGATAAAGCGGATCAAAGATGGCGCGAACTCAACCCCGATAAGATCGACATCGCAAGCCGCGCCGGACGGCTGGTAAACAGGCTCAACCCCCTAACCCTAGGCCCTAAGATCGCGGGCAAGGCGAGCGACGTCGCGCAAAACGGGCTTGCCGCCGACAGCCTTGATAAGGACTTTGCGTTTTTCGCGGGAGTGGGTAAATTCCCAAATCAATTCGGCCGCGCCGTAAACTACGCGGGCGAAAAGATCGCGGACGCCGTGGGAGCGGATGGAGCGAAACAATTTTTCGGAGAAAACCGTAAATTTTTTGACGACAACGTAAAGGAGCTTGATAGGATAATCGCCGAAAACAACAAAGAGTGGGGAGAGGTCGGCGGGGCGATAGATCCCTTCCTCGGCGTGCCTGCGGGGATTTTCACCAAGGGCGCAAAGCTTGCGAACGTGCTCAAAAGCGCAGGCACGGGTTTTGCTCTAGGCGTAGGAATGAACGAGCTAAGAAACGCTGGGGATGAGAAAATTTCCACTAGGCAGCGGCTTGGAGACGATCTTTTAAGCGGCCTAGTGATAGGCGGAGCAAACGCGCTTTTTAGCGCCCTTTCGCGCGGTAAAGTAAATAACGTCTCAAACCTCGCGGAGGAGCTACGCGGCACGTCAAAAGCCGCAGACGGCGCGGAGGGTGCCGCAAAAGCGGCGGATGACGTGGCGGCGCTCGATGATGCTCTGGACGGGCTCGGAGGCGCGCAAAAAGAGGGCGTAGGCTCCGCCCCGCAAGAGCTCAAGGCGAGCGATGCAGCGCAAAGCGCCCAAGAAGCAAAAGCGGGCGAGCTCGCGAAAACAAATGCGAGCGGCGCGGCAGGGGGAGAGCAGAACGCGGCTCGTGCGGCGGATGATACGGCGGCGCAGACAAATACAGCTTCCGCCCAGCAGGGCGCTCAAGAGATCAAGGCCGCAGACGGGGCGCAGGAGATCAAATCGTCCCCGTCCTCTACGGCGCAAGGCGCGCAGAATGCCGAAGCCGCGGGCGGCGCGCAATCAAATTTTGAGCCTCGCGAACAGATAAGGCAGTATCTCAAAACCCAAAACGTCGCGGATGACGCCGCAGATGAAATTTTGGGCGAGCTTGACCGCGGTGCGAGCCGCTCGGCGCATTTGAGCGAGAGCGCTTACAAAAAGGCGGACGAGCTCTACGAGCGCGTAAACCGCCTTGAGTGGGCTAGAGAGTATCAAAGCCGCGTCGCCGATCGCGCGGAGGAGCTAGCTCAGATGAGGGCGGACGGAATAGAGCGCTTTGCGGCTATGCAAAGAGAGGCGGAAAAGATAGCAAAGGAAAATCCTACCCTCTCCGCGCGAGCGCAAAGAGAGCTTCTAAACTCCCGCATAAAGCCCAGCGAAGCGGAGCTTCGATACACCCGCGCCTACAACGACGGCGCGGACGTCGATCCTATGTATGCCGGGCAAAATTTCATTTGGCGGGTGGAAAACGACATCAAAGCTCACCCCTACACCACCGAGCAATACGGTGCGCGCTTGGCGAGCAAAGGCTTTGCTCCCGACGTGCAGGCTGCGGCGATGCAGGCATACGACGACGGGGATATAAAATTTCTAAAAAACTATATCGACGCCAAGGTCGCAAAAGCCGAATACGACGACATCGTAAACAATCAAATGAAAGATTGGATCATCAAAGACGGCAAGATAAGGAGGGTGCAAAATGGCAAAGCAAACGCAGACGCGGCGAAGCGCCGAGCCGACGCAAACGGCGCAGGCGCTGGCGGAAAAGATGAGCGAGTATCAAAGGGCGTTTCTGATCTCGGCGATACTCCAAGCCGAGCGGAGCGGGGACCGGGAGGCGATGCGCAGGTATCATCGCAGCGCGGATCTACTTCTATACTCGGCAGCGAGGATGCAAAAAATGCCGCGGGCGATGAGCTCGTGGGACGATACGGGGCCGCTTCAGGCGATAGCGCAGCTGATGCCGCAGCTTCAAAACAGCGAGTGGTTTCAGCACAAGATGCGGCAGATCAAGGCGGCACAGCGCTAAAAAGCGAGCCTCAAGGCGGCGATCTTGCGGCAAAAGAGGGCGCAGGCTCCGCCAAGCAAGGCGCAAGGCTAAACGAGGATATGAAAAAGGGCTTCGTAAACGTTAATCTCACCTCTCATCTTGCGGGAGGGCTTAGCGGCGGCATGCTCAACGCTACCGACGAGGAGGGCAAATTTAGCCCCGAGCGATTTGCGGTGGGCTTCATCGGCGGGCTCGGCGGCGTCGCGGTGATCCGAAAGGGTTTCCGCGCAAGTATGAAAGCCTACGCCGCAAAGCAGGCGAAAACCTATCCTACAATGGCGGCAGATCGCCCCGATCTTTTCGCGCAGGCTCTAGGCGACGAGATCAAATCTCGCGCGAAAACGACGCTTTTTAACGCCGCCGAGTTTGCAAAAACAAAGGTCGCGAACAAAACGGGGCTTGATTTTGAGCCTCAAATCTTTGCGGGAGAGAAAGCCTACGCCGAGCTAAAATACGCCCCCGTGAAAGCGGATAAATTAGACAAAGCGCAGGCTATGGCGAAAGAGGGAAAAAATGAGTTAGAAATTTGGCGAGATACGGGCTGGTTTCGGGACAAAGACGGCGCTTGGAAATTTGAGATCGGCGACGGCGACGCTAAGCTAAATCCTAAATTTCAAAGCGGCGGCAAGCTCGGGAATCTGCTAAAGCACGATGAGCTGTTTAAGGCCTATCCCGAGTTAAAGGACGTAAAGGTCGTAAAGATGAGCGGCGATGCGCCGCAAGGAGCGGTGCATAGCGCCAAAGATGCAGGGCAAAAAGAGAAGCGCGGCATTTATAACGTAACGTATAACGACAAGGCAGCGACGCTCATTAAACAAGACTTGGATAGCGTAGAGGATGCCTTAAGATATGCAAGAGGCAATAAGAGCGAGGGCGCAAAGCATATAAAGATAAAACATCTGAGCGATGAGAGCGGCGAGGGGTATGTAAGCAAAAGCGAACTTTTGGATTTAGGCGAGAATATACGTAAGTATTTAGCCAAATACAAAGAGCCTTTTATCGATGAAAAGGGCGGACATATTTACGAATGGGTAGATGATCGCGGCGTAAAATTTAGAGCCGTCATCGGCAAAGCTAAAAGGGAGCAGGACGTCCCCGCAATTACCTCGACCTTAAAGTCTGCCGATGAAGCCGCCGAAAAGGGATTAAGCCCAAATAGCAGCCTTTACAGCCATGACAGGATTATAACCTTTTACTCTGATAGAAACCTTAAAGAGCCTATGAAATTTAAAAATCCAAGAGTGCGATACGACGTCAATTTGCAAAATTGGCACGAGCACAGCGCACCTATCACCAAGAACGCGGACGGAAGCCCGAAAGTGTTTTATCACGGCAGCAACGAGAGCGGGCTTAATGTTTTTAAAAGGCAACCCGAAGGCAGCGGGTATGGTTTTTGGTTTACCGCAAGCGAAAAGCAGGCAAGTGAATACGCAAGCGCTGAGCTGATACCTAGTTATTTAAAAATCGCAAAGCCTTTTGAAATAGAAAAAATAAACGATTACGATACGTTAAAAAATATTTTTGGACTAAGCGAAAAAGCCTTTAAAGAATTTCAGGCCGAACGTCAAATTTGGCGAAAAGCTATGAAAAAACTAAAAGCTCGCGGACTTAGAATAGCCGACAAAGACCATTTAGGTTTTATGCTTTACGACAAAAACGGCGACTACGTTCAAACGCCGAGACAAATGTTAGTCCACGATGTGCATACGCTAAGGGACGCGGGCAATGATGAGCTGGCACATTTCATCTATGATAGATATTACGATAGATACGTTACGGGAGAACTCGACGTTTTAGCCGCCGTGTTAAATAAAAACGACTACGACATAGGCAAGAATTTTTTGCGAAACAAGCTGAAAAAAGCGGGCTACGATGGTATAAAAATCGACGATAACGTAATCGTCGTCTTTGACAGCAATCAGATCAAGCACGTCAAAAATAGCGGCGATTTCAGCGCAAGCCCGAATATTTATCAAAGCGGAGAGGCGGGGTATTTCGATCCTCAAAGGGGCGCGATCGCCCTTAAAAATTTAAAAGACAGATCCACGCTGATGCACGAGATCCAACACTGGGTGCAGAGCAAAGAGGGCTTTGCAACGGGCGGCACTCGCGGCGATGCGAACTACGCGAAGCTGCACGGCGAAGCGGAGGCTAGAAACGTGCAGACGCGCCTAGGTTTGGACGATGTCGCAAGAGCACAGAAAGACCCGCTAAGCACCTTTGACGTTGGCCCGGACGATACGATCGTTTTGCGAGACGGCGGCGTGAACGCAAACGAGGAGCCGCTTAAGTTCAAAGCAAGCGAGATCGAAAATATAGGAGGCGAGATCAAAAAGCGCCGCCCAAACATCGAGCAGGAGGTAGAGCAGAGCGTAGAGCAAATTTACAAAGATAGCTACAAAAATCACGACACCGCGGGCGAGGTGCTGGATGCCATAAGGACGGGCAATTTCGACGCACTCTCGCAAGGGGTGCAGACGAACCTCTCCGAAAGCCAACTCGCGCGACTCAAAAAGGACATCGCAGGCGCCAAGCTAACTCACATCAGCCGCGACGGCTTCACATTTAAAAAGAAAGGCAAAAACGGCGACAAGCAGATAATCTTCATCGATATGGACGAGGGCGGCAGAGCGCGTATCAATGCGTATTCTAAGGCTCATATCGACGAGAGCATTCGCGCAAACGAGACGATGTTTGATCGCCTCTTCGGCGATGATGAGGCGCTGAAAAATTATAGCTTCGAGACCAAAGCGAGATTTTTGAATGAGAAAGACCCGATCAGGGCGGAGCAAATTCTTAAAAAAGCCGATAAAAAACGCTTTGCGGCGCAGATCGCGAGCAAAAGCAAGCAGGAGCAGGAAAAGCTTCAGGCGGAGTATGCTCGCGCGGCGCGGCAAGCAGATCCTTTCAACCCCGATATGCCTACGATGAACGATCTGCTAGGCAAAACGGACGCGCTTTTGGGGCCATACGGCGGCGCGGACGGCAAGTGGGCGCAGTTTGTCGATACCCTTTGGCGCAAGGGGATCAACAAGTATGAAAACGCGGTAGATCGCATCTTCGAGGGCGAAAATACCGCCGCTTGGGTGAAAAAGGGGATGAGCGTCCTCGATCTGCGAAACGCGGCAAAGCGGCAGATAGACGGCGCGATCGAGAGCTTTTATCGCGAGAGCGCGGCAATTAATGCGCAGGCTCGCACTGCGGCGAAGTATCTTGAGAAATTTGACGCCGCACAGAGCGAACAGCTGTTTAACGCCCTGGATGGAAAGATAGCTAAAGCTGATCTCCCCGAGGAGCTACAAGCGACCTATCAAAAGCTACGCGATACGATCGATCATAACGCAAACGAGCTCATCAAAGCGGGCGCGCTTAAGCAGGAGAACAAGCTCACCGATTACATCGGACACTACTACGACGAGTATATGCAAAACGAGCGCGGCAAAATAAGCAGAACGCTAGGCAAATTTTACGCCCGCAAAGATCTAAGCGAGGCGCGAAAAAGAGCTCTGGGACTTCGCACGGACATCAGCTTTGTAGTCGCAAACACCCTTGCAAAGCAGCGTACCCAGCTTCTCAAAGCCCGCGCGCTTGAGGGCATCGCAAACCGCTTCGGGCTCGATGAGATCCCCGCCGGCGCAAGGCAGGGGCAATACGTGCGGATCAGCGACGAAACCGTCGGCGGAGGCATAAAGAAATTCGGCGCGCTCGGAGGCAAATACGTCCCAAAAGAGGTGGCGGAAGCTCTGAAAAGCACGCAGGCTCTGGGCGGACAGCTCGGCGCGCTTGAGAAATACTGGCAGCCTCTCATCGATCATATCAAGGTGAACGTGACGGTCAAAAACCCGTTTACGCACGTTTACAACGTCGCAAGCAATGCAGTGCTGGCGTTTTTGCACGGAGACGAAAAGGCTCTTGCGAGCTGGGCGCTTTTGGGACGGCAGCAGCGGCAGGAGTATTGGAAGCTCGCGCGCCGCTTGGGGCTGGATAGCGCTATGGACGATCTGGAGGGCGCGATCAAGGGGCTAAAGCCTAAAAACGACGCCGAGGCTTTCGGCGTGCTCGGCAAGGCTATGGATTTTCTAAGCACCGCGGGCAAAAATATCTACATGAGCGAGGGCTCGGCGGTGGGCAGAGCAGCCAGAAAGGCTTACGCTTGGGAGGATGAAATTTTTAAGATCGCGCGATTTAAGAAAAATCTCGATGCGATCGCCGCAAAGCGAGGATACGCCGCGGGTGATCTAAGCAAATTCAGCGAAAAAGAGCTTGCTGCGGCGATGAGCGATGCGCAGTATCACTACGTCGATTACAGCACCCACTTCAACGGCTTCTTGCGCAAGAGCGACAAGTGGGGATTGATGCCGTTTTTGCACTACTCCGTCAAATCGACGCCGATGGTGATCAAAGCGATACTCAAAAACCCGCATCGTTTCGCGATGATGCAAGCCTCTTTTATTGCCGCGGACGCCGCGGGGCTGTCGCTAAGCTCGATCATCGCAGACACCGAAAAGGAAAACCTAACCAAGCCGAAATGGGCGCAAAGCTCGAAATTCCCGAACGTTTTCGGACTCAAAGCATGGGCGAGGATAGGGGATAGTGATACATATTTCAACGCGGGACGAGCCGCGCCCGGCTTCCGCTTCGACGACGTTTTTGAGGGCGGCTGGGGCTTCGTGGGCGGGCTAGTCAATATCGCAAGCGGCAAATCGACGCTGGGCTATAACATCACCTCCGAGGACGATCCAAAGGCCGTAAAAGTCGCCAAAAGCGTCAAAGAAGCCGCGAAAAACTATCTCCCGACGCTTACGATCGGCAGATACGGGCAGCAGCTCGGCGAGCAGGCTCTTTCAGACATCACGGGCGATAAAGATTTCGCGCCTAAAGACTACAACAAGGACGAGCTCGGCTACTCGGTCATCCTGAAGCGAGGCGTGGGCGCGCGCCGCTTCAATCAGCAAAAGGAGCTCAACGCCGAACTCGGCAAGCTACGCAAGCAGCGCGAGGAGCTCGAATACGTCAAGGTGCCCGATAGCAAAGACGCCGACAAGGTCGAAAAGGCGATCAAGCACAATGAGAAGTTGCAAAAGATGAGCGCTTCGGAGAAAGCCGAAAAGCAGAAGCAGATCGATCGGAAGCTTGAAATTTTCAAAGAGGTGGCGGACGCCGAGGGCTTCGAGTTTGACGTGCAGAGCCTCAAGCGGCTACGCGACGAGAAAAAGCAGCGCAAATTCGCGCCCAAGAAATTCGATCCCGCGTTGATCTCCCGCCCGCAGATCGGGAAGTTTTCGCAATAGTAGCCCGCTACGGCGAGTTTGCGGCGGCACAAAATTGCGGGTAGTCTCAGACGAGATCAGGCAAGCGACGCGATTTTACGGCAATGCGCTTGGCTGCGGGCTCGCTATGGCGCGAGCTTGCGACCGATCCCGCAACTTCGCGAGGGTTTGGCTAGACCTGCACGATCTGCCGTGGCGAGTTTATAAAATTTAGGACGCACCGACATATAATCACCGCGCTCAAGGGGAAATCTCTCGCCTCTTGGGCGCTATAAAGCGCAATCTAAAGATTGCTCCCTAAATGGCATGGAGGAGCAAATTCGTAAGGCGTGTTGTCTGGATGATTTTAGATACATTATGTTTAAATAATTATTTTAAAAGCTATTTCAAGTTATAATTAAACATTTAAACCGGTGGGTAAAAATGAAAATATCTGCAGTAGATCTATTTTGTGGTATAGGTGGATTAACCTATGGGCTCAGCCAGGCCGGCATTGAAGTTGTAGCTGGAATTGATTTTGACGAAAGCTGCAAATTTGCCTATGAACAAAATAATCATGGAAAATTTTTGCACAGAAGCATTTGTGAAGTGGGTGGCGAAGAAGTCAATAATTTATTTGGTGACGCAAATATCAAAATTTTAGTCGGTTGTGCTCCTTGCCAGCCTTTTTCAGCGCACCAGAAAAATAAAAAAGATCGATCGTTACATAAAGACTGGGGATTATTGTATGATTTTTTAAGACTTATTAAAGAAACTTCACCTCAAATAGTTTCAATGGAAAATGTTCCAGAGCTTAAAAAAGAAAAGGTTTTTGCTGATTTTGTAGACGATTTAAAAGCGCAAGGCTATAGCGTAAATTTTAAGATTCATGATGCTAGCGATTATGGCGTAGCACAAAGAAGAAAGAGGCTTTTACTTCTGGCATCTAAATTCGGGAATATTGATTTCTTAGAGTCCAAATTTAAAAAAGTAACCGTTAGGGATATGATATATAAAATTGATAAGATAGTTGCCGGAGCAGTTGATAATAAAAAAGATAGGCTACATATAAGCCCTACGCTAACAGATATAAATATTCAAAGAATCAAACAATCCAAACCTGGTGGATCATGGCATGACTGGGACGAGGCAATTCTACCTAATTGTTACAAAAAAGCAACTGGGCAAAGTTATAAGTCGGTATATGGTAGAATGAGCTGGGATGATGTTGCTCCCACCCTTACAACGCAGTTTATTAATTATGGTACAGGTAGATTTGGACATCCAGAGCAAGATAGGGCAATATCTTTACGAGAAGGAGCCTTATTGCAGTCGTTTCCAATGGGATATAAATTTATAGACAAAAATGAAAAAATATGCATGCGCAAAATTGCCAAACAAATAGGCAATGCCGTTCCGCCTAAGCTAGGAGAGCATATAGGTAAAAGCATCTTAAAACATTTAGAAGGATATATAAATGGCTAGTAACAATCAAATTAAATTTTCTATTGCTGGGCGAGTAGCTACCCATTTAGGAAGAAACTTGTATAGCAGTAATCCACCAGCTCTAGCCGAGTTAGTTGCAAATTCATATGATGCATATGCAACGAGAGTTGATATCAAACTAAGCAATAGAGAAATATATATTATTGATAATGGAAAAGGGATGTCTTTAGATGAGATAGAACATAAATATGCGATTATAGGTATAGAAAAACAAATAGAAGAATCGTTTAATAATCTAAGCGAAAGAGCTCCAATGGGGCAAAAAGGAATAGGAAAACTCGCTGCATTTAGTCTAGGTGGAAAATATAAAGTATACACAAAAACGTTATCCTCAAAACAATGGCTTACTTTTGAATTAGTATATGATGATTTTATAAAAGATGAAATAACCCACTCGGTAGATTATAATTTTGTTGATGATTTGCCCTGCGAGCTTAGGGATTACGCAAAATACAAATCAGGTTTTATAGTTAAGATTGATGATCTTATAAGAAATAGTAGAAATGCGTATGAAAATTTAAGTATACAGCTATCCAGAAGATTTTATATAGCTTCGCATATTGATAAATTTCAAGTGTTTTTAAATGGAGAGGAAGTTGACTTACTAACACACGAATACTATAAAAATATAGAATTCCTTGTTTATTTTGGATATAACGAAGAAGAAATCAACGATATGTTCCCAAATATAGATAAAATCAAAAAAGTAAAATATGATACGAATAGCAAAGATTTAAAAGACTATTTTGAGAAGAACAAAGGACTAAAAGGCTGGTTTGGCAGTGTTCTAACTCCCGGACAACTTCAAACAAAAGACTATAATTTCAATTCAACTGTCGTATATATAAACAAGAAAATAGCCGATGAAAATATTTTTAAAAATAGCGGTAGTGCAAGAATGGCAAATCAATACTTGGTTGGTGAAGTTCATGCGGATTTTTTGTTAGATATTTTGCAGGTTCCGATAACATCAAGCAGGGATGGACTAGATCAGTCAAATGAATATGTTGAAGAATTTATAGAGATACTAGGAAAAATAAGAAACAAATTTGCTGAACTTTGGACGAATTTCAGACAAAAAGAAGCCGTTTTAAAATTACCAGATTTTATAAGAGAAAACGAAAGCTATAAAAAATGGCTTGATGGGTTAAGTGACGATAAAAGAGAGATGAATGAAAAAATGCTTGCGTTGCTTATTAATAAGTCTTTTGCAGATCAAAGCGAGGGTATACAGAAGAATGAAATCCAAAATATCGTGTCTTCTATAGTTAGAACTGTGGATAATATAGAATTTTCAGAAATACAAAAAAGCCTATCTTCAATAGATATGATTGATAAAAATTATGTCAAACTTATAAATAAGCTTATGTCTAAAATAGGGCGCTCCGAAGAAATAAATATTTTTGAACTAGTCAAAGAGAGAATCGCTGCTATTAATGAATTAAAAAGAATGATGGAAGAAAACAATACATTAGAAAGTTTTTTTAATAACCATTTGCATAAACATCCTTGGCTTATAAACCCGCACTGGAATCAGGACTTAAATGCCAGTACAAGCTTTGAAATTACTAAAAATAGATATTTAAAGGCTATTGATAAGAACAATAAACTTAAGAAAAACTATATTGATCTATTAATAAAGGTCGCAGAAGAACCATATCCTATAATAGTAGAACTAAAAAAGAATACACCAACAGGACACGCCAATGTTACTACTGGAGTAATGATAGATCAAATACGAAAATATAAAGATGCTGTAATGCAAAGCGATAGCAGCTTAAAAATGATAGACTCCAGAGATATAAAAGTATACTTTATTATTTCAGAAGACGCTGGTGTTAATGGTGCTAATACCATTGAATTCAGAAAAGACGACATGGAGGTGTTTAAAAGTTATAATATAGAGGTTATAAAATATAATATGCTTATAGAAAGGGCTTATAGGTCTTATGCGGACTTTATTAATATAATTAATAAAGAAAAAAATATCCCTAATTTTACATAGCTATAAATTCAGGCAAGATAGTGATGAATACTATAACTCCATTTTTTTAAAAAAACTCAAGCGTGCGAGCTTTGTGAACCTTAATAGAGAATTATCTTCGCTGACAAGATCAAAGAGCTCATCAAAGATGAAATAGCCGCGGAGCTTTAGGTCTGCCGCGCCGATACGGCTCATCGTGCAGCGCCCAGGCGCGAATTGGCGCACCAATCGCCGCACACATTCGTAACGATCCCCCTGCCGGAAAAATAGCAAAATCTAACAAACTTAACCCATGCAAAACCGCGCGCGCCCGCGCAACATCGCCACACGGACGGAGTAGGCGGCTTTTGCGATCCTCGCAACCGCGACGCGCGCAAGCGACCTGCATAGACTTAAGACATCTAGGCGCCCCGAGGTGTGCTTGCTAGCGATTATATAGCACTTGGCACGTCGCTTTGATCAAGCCGAAGCCCTCTAGCGTCCGCAGGCGCGCCCGCGCCGGGTAAGCGCTAACGCCGTCTACTTACGCATGCACCTTGGCACGAGAACCAGCGCACGAAGCTTCGCAGAGCAGATAGTAGGAAATACCGACGGGGGAGGGGCGGCAAGCGGGTTTTTCGGGGGTGCACCGCTCCGTTTTTGGGATAAAGCGCGGATTTTTGGCGCTGAAGATTGGACGAATTGAGGCGAATTCGGTTTAAGGTTTGGGGCGGGGACTGCGGTCAAATTTTGTGAAAATACATATTTTTGAAAAGAATTATTTTCAATAGTTAATTTTATAAAACGCCCCAAAATAGGCATTTGAAAGAGCCGTGAAAACTAAGTTTAAGTTTCGAGCGGCAAAAACGATACGAATTTGTCTGTTTTCGCTTAAGGAAAGTGTGAAAATTTAGATGCTCGCCGTTTAAGTTTCGCGCGCAATTTCGGCTCGGTCTTGATAACTATTTGCTTAAAATCCTATGCGCCTGCCCGCGCCTATGTCATAATCTATTGCAGACGCGCTGCCGTAGGGCTTTGATAATGCTCGCTTACTCTCTTGACGGGGGGAGGCTATGACCCCACTCGGAATTTTCCGCCCAATACTGACGGTGTAGAGAAAAATTTTAAAATTTAGGCTTTTTGTCCCGCGAAAGATACGAGCACATTTTATTATCTGCTTAAAATTTAAGCCCGCATTTTTTGTCCCACGATCTGCAAAACGAGCGTAAGCATTAGGGCTTTGCGCCTGCGGGAGCGGTGTCCGCCTGCATTTGTCTTGCCAGCGCGAATTCACGCCCATGCCTCGGCGCCCTCGTAGTCCTCGTCCTCGTAGTCTGGCTCATCAAATTCTCGCCCCACGATATATTGTTGTAAATACGCGAGCGCATCCATCAGATCATCCTCTTTGCTCTCGACTTCGCTATCGAAGCTGAGGAGTTGCGCCTCTAGCTCAGTGCTTGAGTCTATGCTTGCGTTGTGATAAATTTGCCCCGTGCGATAATATGGCTCTAGGTTTGATATGCGGGTATTTTTTGCCTTTCCGCCGTGGCTAAGTTGATCAATGGGTAGGTGCACTCCCGTCATTTTTTGTATGATGTCAATCGTATAGAAAAAATCGTTTTGCATTCCGGCTTTTTCGATTCCTATCCTGGTGCAGCCGAATATTTGAAAAATCCGTATGATCTCGACGCTCTTTTCAAACGGCGTCCAGTGCCCGGCGCTGATGTCTATTATGAATATGCGATTTCTGTTATCGACGGCCGAAGTTATCATTGCTGTTTGGTCACGGCCGTTTGCGCTTGCCAGATCGATCGTTGTAAAAATTTGACATTTTGCAAGCTCTATTTTTTCGCCGCCTAGCGTTAAATTTATGGCCTTTCTGATTTGTAGCGTTCGTATATTGACGCCGTCTGTAATATTTAGGGCCTCCGGTTCTGCGCTGATGTCGTATTCTACGCGCTCGAAGTAGCGGAAATACTCGCGTTTGAAAATCGCTCTTTGCGGATTGATCGCCGCGCACATATATTCCTGGTAAAATTCATTTGCAAGCCCTTTTGAAACGAGTTGATTTTGTATTGCTTTTATGCGCGATAAAGGGAAACGAGACGGCCATGCGCTCGCGCCGTTTTCGATAATGGGGATTTTGATATATCGCCACTCTTGCTTGCGGGCTTCTTCCGTATTTTCATTGTTTACGATATTGTTAAGGATGCTGTCTTCGTGCAAGATTGTGCCTAATACTACCACCTTGCCGCGAGTTGGGTGCACGGCGGGCAGTAGATCCGCATAAAACCAGCCTCGAAGCTTTTGACGACTCGCTTTGTTCCCAACCGGGAATTGCCCGTCTTTGCTTTCTAAGTCATCGACGATGATAAGAGTCGGGCGCATGTTGTCAATATTGGCGCCGCGCGGATCCTGCCCGGAGCTGAGCGATACTACGTGGCAGGTTCGCTCCATGTCGTTTCCGTTCCTATCTTTTTTACCGCGATTTACGACGACCTCTATACGGTCTTTGTTCCAAATTTTACCGCGTTCTATTGCGTAACCCCTGGCGGTCGCCTTATCGATCGAGTTTTTTATCGCCTCAACGAATAATTTTGCTTTCGTATCGTTTGCAGAGGCTATCATAATGAAAGGCTCTGCGTAAAAATACAGCCTGCTGACGACATAAATTTTATTTAGTAGCGTAGTTTTTGCGCTACCACGAAATATAACTACGGCTTTGTATTGATCCACACCGTCGATAAATTTCAAAACGTCCAGGTGAAATTTCGGCGTTTTGTTCTCAAAGATTTCCGGCTCTATATCTTTTGCAAATTTTAAATATAGCTCTGGGGGAATTTTCACTGACTATCCTTTCTTCTGATTTCGTATATTTTCGGTATAATTGATTTTTTCATAAAATTTATAAATCTCGCTAGATGCTTGCTAAAATTTTTGTATAAAAAAGTGTATAACTAAAATTTACATATTGCCTATTTTAGGCGATATACGCACTAGAGCCAAACCCCCTGTGGGTCACCATTTCACCCACCGCCTCTTAAAGTCATACATCGCAAACAAATCGCGTATGCAAGCGAGTTTAAAATTTCTCATGCACAATCATATTTATAATTTATATTTTGCCTAGGGCTTTAAAAATTTAGTAAAATCGCGCGTAAAATATTAAATTTATAATTAATACCGCGCGAGCTAAATTTAATAAAATTTTCAAAATAAGCTCGATTTTCTACGCATTTTAGGCTATATTTGCGTCAAAGAAAAAATCAAATTTTGTATTTAGATAATATTTACTATCAATTAATATTTTTTAAAAATCTTTTAATGCAACTTATTATAAACTATATCAAATTTTTATTTTATACAAAGGATGATCATGCATTACTTCGCAGATAA